TTACTCCTTAAACACCAGTGGTGTTGTTATATTGGTGAGTGTTAATCTTCACCAATAGTTCGGTGTAGGTATCGGCTGCGGTAGCAGTCTCAGGCACTACGTCGATAACACGGATTGGAATAGTCGCGGTAGTACCAGCACCGGTTAAGGTAACTGCGTATGCGGAATCACCAGTGGTGGTGCTACCAGCATTCAGAACCAAAGCCAAATTTGCGCCTACTACGGTGCGACCTGCGGAACTCATGGTCGTGCCAGACGAAACCACGGCAACCTTGAACAGGGCCATAGGATCATCCACAACGTATGCATAAGCAAGGTTGGTGGACGTAGAGATAGCAGCAGGGATGTACTGACCCTGAACGGTTTGACCGCTAGAGTTTACATATTGACCGCCAATACAGACGCCAACAATTGCACCAGAGTTAGTGGTGGTAGAAAGAACCAGATAACCGGTGCTATCAATTTGTACAGTATCGCCATTAAAAATAGCGGTTGCAAAACTGGCAGCTACGGGAATCTGACGAATAGCACCAGCATAAGGCAGGCCGTCAATACGATTGACAGGCTTTAGACCGTATGGGGCGCTAACTGTAGGATAAGCCATAGTTAAACTCCAAAAAATTAAGTACCTTTTCCAAAGGTGCTCGTGGACTTACTCTCTTTAAAGAGCGGCATCCGCGCATCACTTTGACGCATAAAATTGTTATCCACTGCATCCGTCTGTGCTTGTGTTTGTTTTGCAAAGTAAGCATTACGTTGGTCAACAAACTCGCTTGGAGTTTTGCAGAGTAGCAATCCACCAATCTCAATATTCTCTTTAAAGCGACTATTGGGATCAGCTAACAGTTTAAATTGTGGTTGCTCCTCGATAGGAACTGGCTCCCAGCCTTCACGCATTTTGGACGAGAGGTTACGGGGGTCTGCCGAGTTATATGTCGAGACGCGAATCCAGCGATATGTATACCCAACCTCTTTGTCTGGTTCAGGTAACAACTCAGGTTGCTGCCACTGCTTAGGCCGCTCCTGTATCGAACGAGTTTCTAATTCACGAGTAAGTCTATTTTCAGCCATTTTGGGCCTCCACCTTAAGGAATTCTTTCACGTATTGTTCGGGGGTAATCCCTAGTTTCTTAATCGTATTCATCTGACTCTGCTTAAGTTTGACCTTTGTGGGGGCCGTACTACGCGTTGCCGAAGCTACTACTGTACTCGGTCTTGTCCGAGTAGGTTGTTGCCTTTGTTCCTGTGGTTCCTCAAAATTTTCGGGGAACCGCCGACGCATTGTTTTGTCTAATGTGTCGTAATATTCATCAGAACCAACTACAACCCCATTACGCTTTAGCTTTTCGTGTAAGCCTAACGCGGAAGCCGTCATTTCCTCGTCTTGACCAAACCATGTATTGCGTTCTTGCCACGCATTTGCCCGGTTATCTGGTTGGACAGAAGGTTGTTGATACTGCTGTTGGGTGGGTTGTACACTATTTTCAGGCTCTTGTAAAGAGGGCATCCTAAAATTATCTGCCTGCATTACCCGCATATTGGCCTGTTGCATGGCTTGTTGGGCATCGATAATCTTATCAGTATCCCCGGCATCGTAGGCTTCTTTATAAGCCCGTTTTGCCATTTCAAGCTCCATACTCGCGGCATGTTTTACGGTAGTGACGTATTCCTTTTCCCCATTAGTAAGGATACCCTTAATACGTTTATTTTCTTCCAGTAACCGCTGAGCAACAGAAATAGCCTCTTTCTGCTCTCGTACAGCAGCCTCTTTTTCCCGACGCTCATCATGCCAAACCTTACGCATTTGCTTGAGTTTGGTCTTGACGTTATCGTCATACTGGTCAAGTTCGTCCTTTTCCAGTTCCTCAACTAGAGGTTTTGGTAAGGGTTGCCGACCACGATCCGGCTCTGGAGTATCGTCTTCGATCTCAATTTCGATCTCTTGACGTTCTTTCTCTAAGGGTTTACCCTTATTTTCCTGAACTTCATCAGGGAACTTAAATTCAACTTCTTCAAAAGGCATTTTGTACTCCTTTATTTGCGGCGGATGCCACGAGGATCATCAACAATACCTTCTACGGTATCGTCGTTAATGATGCGAAATTCCCGACCATGTATAATCAGACGCGAGCCTGCATGGGGGCGTATAAGGACAAAATCACCGGGTTTGCACCACGGGCCGGATGGGAATCTCTTCTCATCCTTATAGCAGTCTGGCCCCATATCTACAACAAATAAGACAGTTGTGAGCGTCTCTTCATTGCGCATCATCTCTGCTGACTTGAGAAGGCTAATGCTTGTTCCTTCAATCTCTTTTTCAGCTTCAGGGATCGCGCACAGAATCCGATAGCCAGATGGCCTTGGTAATTGCTTACCTTTCTCTTCCATACTTGATTCCCAGTTGTAGTTTCCTACTATTTGGGGGTTATTAGGGTTTGTACCTAATAGGATTTCAGTCATCAGCAAACTCCAATTTTTGTTTCAGGTCTAATGCGTAACCACGTGCAATGAGCAGACCCTTAATCTCACCACAAATGCCCTTGTACTCCTCAAGCGTACCTGCCCTTCCGGCAGACAAATACTCCTTGAGGTCAGTTATCTTCTCGTCAGTTTGTTTGACAAGTACTTCAAACGCGTTCACTCTTCACCTCCTGTTGGTCTAGTGGGACGGTTCATTCCCTGCATAGCGGTTTGTAAGCCTTTATGCAGTAAATCTTTCTCTTGGGTATTACTAGTATGGTGTTGGTCTGACATGTGTTTGAGCACATCTAACCCCATGTCCATCATGTGCTCTGTCTTATTAGCCTTCATCTGCGCTACATTTTTTATAGCATCGACCTGTATGCGCTTCTCATCAAGCTGGTGTTGACCCATTGCCTTCATTGCATCTATCTGTTGTTGCTTCTGCTTAAGCGCCAAGTCAGCCTGATCTTTCTGGGCCTTGCGTTGCTGGTCAGCCTGCTTAATCTGCAACTCCTGCTGCTGCATCTGCACCAACGGGTCTTGGGCTTGTTGCTGAGCTTGCTTTTGAGCTTGCTCACCTTGGTTTTGTTGCAACAGACGCTGCGCTGCTTGAGCCAGCAGGGGAGACAACCGCGCTTCAACCTCTGGAGCCATATTAATATCTTCCCCAGAATCATCTTTCTGCGCAGGTAGAGACATGCCAAGCTGCTGCTCGATTTGCCTGCGGTACTCAAAGCCTAAGTGCTCATTAACGTGCGCCATCATTGCCGCTTGTAACTGCGGTGCCATCGGGTTATTCTGCAAGAGCGACATGATCTTGGGGTCTTGCATCGCGGACATGTGTACTGCAATATGCGACTGGTGGTCTTGATACATAAACGCTTTGACGGGTTTACCCATCAGCACATTCTGGTTCTCGGACACCGGGTCAGTCGGCTTCTGATCCTCATCCATCGGGACAAGTTTGGCGGCTTCCTTAATACCCAGCACATCTAGCATCTGGCGATGCAGCAGTGGCATGTTGTACAACTGAGGAGACTGCTGGGCTAACTGCATTACTGCTTGGTACTGCACAATCTTCTGAGCCATAGTAGCGGCGTTAGGGTCGCTTACTGGAATGACATTCACATTGTCATAGTCACTCTTCTTGGCTTTGCGAGACCCTTCTTGCGGCTCGTAGTTATAGTCCTCGGGCGTGTAGTCCGCGATGATGTTTTTGAGTAAGCCTAACTCCTGCTTCATGGAGTAGTGGATGCGGGCCTGTACTGCACTCATTACCTTGAGCGTGCGCTCTAGGATTGCCAGCGTTGTTCCCACTGGGGAGTTAGCCGACATATCGCTGATCTGTAGGTCAGCCGTATTAGCAAAGCGCCGCCCCTCGTCCACGATCTGACTAAGAAGTGCCATCAAAACTTGGCTTGGCTCTTTATATGGAAGAGGTAATAGATTGTCCTTTATGCTTCCGCTAGGTACGTCCACATCACGCCACTCGCCCGGTGCAATTGGGGTATCGTCACCCTTTACACGTAACCCCCGAGATTTAAAGCCCCCGGGTAGGTTGCTCAGAGTGCCAGCATCAACAAGCTGACGAATAAGAGAAGTGCCTGACTTAGCAAAGGCACCCACCAAATGTATGAGGCCAAAACAGTAAAAACCGAACCCGGGTACGTATCCGTAGTGGACAAAATGTTGTCTCTTCTGATATGTCTCATCATCTTCCTCCCAGTTGCGGCGGATTGCCAATACTTTACCGGAGCCTTTTTCGATAGTGACAATATAGGGCAGCTTAATACCCGTCTTTTTGCCATCTTCCTCGTGTTCATAGCCCTTAAGGTCAAGGTCTACATTCATCTCCAGCAGCTTGTACCGATTGTCTGTTGTGGCCTTAAAGCCCATCTTCTCAGCAATCTTCTTCTCAACTTCGTCAAGCACATTGTTGGGTTGCCCCAAGTCAACATCTATATAGAACCCACCAACCTGTAGGCGGCGTAGCTCATTCTCGGTCTTGCGCATCACGTGGGTTACACGCTCGGCAGCTTCCAAGTTACTTGCGCCATAAGGCACAACAAGGTCTTCAGCCGGTACAAATACAGATACCTGCCTATCTAGGCGCGGATCAAAATATATTTTCTTAAACGCATTGCCCGATAGCCCCAAGCCCCACAGCATGCGCTCATGCTCGGGCCGATACTCTTTCATTACATCAGTCAACTGATGGTTCATGTCGTCTTGGACACGAATCGAAGCGGCTTTCTTTTCTGGGGTTTCTTTACCAATGATCTGGGTCTTGACCGGCCCCATTGAGGGGAACGTAGCCATCATGGTCTCTGCTTGGAACTTGACCAAGGCTTCTGATAAGAGTGGGTGGTATACCCCGCAGGCTCCCTCCCAAGGCTCGGAGCGCTCTTCAATCTTCATACCTAGTAGCTCAAGGCCATCTACATAGGTCTGCATCCAGTCTTTGCGGCTACCAACGTCATCCTCGTAGTCACCAATAAGCTCATTAGCCAAAGACTCTAGCTCGTCTTCCTCAATGTACTCAGCAAGGTTAGCGTCAAAATCTTCATCCGACTTTTTGCCCGGAGCAATATCAATCTCCATGCCGTCCATCCCAATACGCACGCCATCTGGATTCTCAATCTCAATCTCGATATCGGGAGTCGCCTCATCCATTGCCGCTAGGCTATCTAAGCCCTGCGGTGCGGCGTACAGTGATTTATCAATAGCCATGATCTGTCCTTAGTAATATGGTACTTTTCTACGAAACTCTCGCGGCTCGTCTTGTTCATCAGAACCCAATCTGATAAACCCGCCACGGCGGTATCTCATTAATGCTTGGCTCATCGAGTCTACCAAGTCATCGTGTTCCCCTGATGGGAAACTTGCTACCTCTTCAACCAGTTCTTCTGCCCAATTAGTGTTAGGCACCCAAACCCGGCCTGACGCGAATATATCAGCCACTGCATTGAGACGCGCAATTTTATCGTTACCCTTAGAAGGTGAAAACTCCTGTACAGGTATGCCCATTGCCCGAAGCTCAAATATAAGCGGCGACCCTGCGGCCTTAGCCTCGACCACCAAAGTATCCGGGTTCCACTCTTTGAACTCTTGGAATGCCCTTTGTTTTAGCTCTGGGAACTCCATCCGTTTCTTAAAGGCATTGAGCAAAATGATATTAGCCTGCTCTCGCCCAGTATCGTCTGGTTTATAGAAAACCCCCCACGTAGTACACGCGGAATAGTCTGCGCGTTCGGTTTTTAAGAAGGCGGTATCCCAAGATTGAATAATAAATTCGCAATACGGTGGGCTTTCATCGTCCCAAATCTTCCACCACTCCCGTTTTATGATGGCAGATACGTCAGACGTAGGCTGCTGCATGTACTGAGCCTGCCATTTAGAGTTAGGAAGCTCAGTTTTTAGGGCTTCAAGCTCTTTTAACGACCAAAACTGGGGCCAAAGTGGGTTTCCAGAGGGCAAAATTGCAGGAAATTCAATAACTTCCCACTCTTCCCCGCTTCTTTGGGCTGCTGCCTTAATAACTTGGCCTGTTAAGTCCTTTTTTGACCACCTTGTCATCACTATAACGATAGCCCCACCCGGTTGCAGACGTTGACGAGGGCCGGATGTGTACCATTCATAGGTCTTGTCGTAGATTTCCGGGTTTACCTCAGAAAGTGCGGCCTCTTGCTCCGAGTGCGGGTCGTCAATGATAAGTAAATCTGCTCCCTTACCAGTAACGGCACCGCCAACACCAATAGCAAAATACTCTCCAGCAAAATTAGT